ATCATAATAGCTTTATTGTCAAGGACTTTCTTGGCGCACTTGGCAGGACTCGAACCTGCAACCTACAGATTAGAAGTCTGTTGTTCTATCCAGTTGAACTACAAGTGCTAGTATGTTGTATTTCTTTTAGATATTTTTTACCTTTTTCTGCTATTTCTTTTATAGTTCTAGTACAAACTACACAAAAGGTTTGTGTTGGATCAAGCTTACATTGTTTCTGACACTCCATACTTTTCTCCTTTGACTCCTCAGTGGGCCACCAGTTACACCCCACACGATCCACCATGACCTGTAATGTCACAGATGTCATGTGTCTCAAGACCTTCTTCAAACTCCTCACCAAGTTTTTCTACAGCTTCAGAATACGACACCGAAGATAGAGGCTGTCCTCCCCGACATCCATCAGGATACACCGTGAAACCTCGCAGCCTGTGAGCATAAGAAGCAAGAGTATTAGTAAACTCTTCAACAGTATCTTCATTGTTTAGTTTACTCCCCCACTTAGGCAGATTAATTGTACTGCTGATAGACATATCAACATAGTCCTGTACGTCTGCCTGAAACTTCATGCGTCTCTGATAGTCCTCTGCAAGATCAAGTGCTGACTCAATGTTCTTTGGATCAATACCATAGAGATCAATAATCTCCTGTGCTGCACTGTCCACCACGTACTGATAGTGCCAACGATTACCACCCTTCAGATACCTGCGCTTATAAGCAACAGCAAAGATAGGCTCAACACCTGTCGATGTTCCTGCAAGAATACCTATTGATCCAGTTGGAGCAATGGCTCTATTAGCGACAGGACGACTACAGCCAAGAGTATCAGCAAAGCTGGAGCTAACGTGATCACTAACTCCTTTATATACCGATAGCCATTTGTGAAGTCCTTCAGTAACCTCATACTTCTCTCCTCCCTTAATTAACCATTCATGCATACCCATCAAACCAAGACCAAGCCTACGGTTCTTCTCACGGGTTTCATAAACTTTAGCGTATGGAAGTTTTGCTCTGAGCGTACCGCACAACAAGAACTTAGTACCAAGCTCCACTACTTCAGCAAACTCTGAAAGACTTTCAATCCTGCCCATGTTAACAGACCCAAGATTACACACGTCACTATCATCAGCGGAAGTAACTTCCGTACAAGCGTTGCGAAGCGTCTCATTCTCTTTATCAAAGAAGTTGAACGAGAAACCCGGCTCGGCAGTTGATAGGGCTTGACGAACATTCTGCTTAAAAGTATCCCCAACATCTCCTGTCTTCCAATAATTAAGTAACCATTCAGTATCATAGTTTACGCTAACATTTGTCATATCAAGAGGAGCATTAAAGTTAAAGTCTTGCTCCTTAACTTGACCAACAGAGAATCCTGTCTCTCCAACAGGCATGTCATACCAGTTCTTGCTGGTAAGAAATTTATCTACATCAGGATGTTTCCAGTTCAGGCTGGCATAGATAGCAGACCTACGGCTACCACCCTGCATAACCCTGCGACCAATTTCGTTGATCATCTGCATCTTAGGTATGGGTCCACTTGACAGACCACCAGTACCATTAAGGATACGTCCCTCTTCACGATAGACAGAGTAGTCAATACCAATGCCACCACCTGTCATAAGACAGGACTCAGACTTCCATGAGATGTCTGCCCAATCTTCTCTGGTATCCTCCTCTGCTTTGAGCAGGTAACAATTATTAAAAAACTTATTCTCTCTACCTGCATAGTAGAGGTAACGACCACCGGGAATAAACTTTAGGTCAGTGATCATACGCTTCAGTGCGTCTCTGTCATCCTTACTTAGATATTCTTTACACACATCATCCACCAATACAGATGACAGTGCGTCCCATGTCTCACACCCATGATGGGCGTACTTGTGTTTGAAAATGTCTTCGCTAAACTTAGAGCGAAACATTGGGTTCTCGTTAGATCGAAATTGTGGCATAGGTTTGTCCCCCTTTAGTTATCGTATTCCATTTCCAATATGAGTTGGGCGTAGTGGATAGCCTTCTCTATGTCTTTCCTGCCTTCTCCTTTGGTGCGATGGCGAGTGATGTATTTTATCACATTGCCCTCTAGATAGTCAAGCCCATTGGCATGAATATATTCTACTGGTTGTATCTTACATCCCTTGTAATGTTGTCCTCCAACTTGCTGCTTTAATGCTTTAGCTTCTTTTGTACGCCTCATGTAATAAGAATAGTTTCCCTCTTGTATAGGATAGTTTGAATGGTCATAGGAAAGAGTTAATTTTTCTTCTGATTTCATTAGCGTTCTCCGATGTTATAGTTTTAATAGCGAAGCTTCTTACTACTTTAGGTTCTAATCCAGCAAGCTCGCACGTTGCCTCAAAGTTTTCACAGGTTACTCCAATAGAACAGAAGACCCATGCGCTTGCTTGATCACGATGCAGCACTGTCTCTAAACTTTCACTGGGTTCTTTAGGTTTGGATAAGTCTAACAAAGCTTGAAGGATTATGGCAAGATGTAATGTCTTGTCTGAATCTTTCTCAGTTAGATCGTACAGTGTACCGAAGTCCGGTACTTCATTTGTCATCAGACCCTATCCTTTCTATTTTTACTATGTCTTTATAAGGCTTATAAATACCATTTATAACTTTATATAAAGCACTGCTATCATACCCATCTATGTTTTTTAGCGTTTGGAATTCTTCAGTGTGACCATCTTTAAATGTTATAATATATGGTCCTTTAAAATTAGGATGTTTTTCTCCCGATTGAGCAGCACTCATGTTCGCACGATGTTCAGCACTAAGTGTCTTGCCTGTATGAGCAGCACTTAACTTCGCACGAGTTTCAGCACTAAGTGTCTTGCCTATATTACCAGCACTTATCTTCGCACGGCTTTTAGCACTGTGAAACTCAGGAGCGATAAACTTTACAGCACCTAGCTGAGCATTGTAATACAGTCGCTCACCACAGGGCAGTAGTTCCGGTGAGAGTACATCATTGTCTGTCTGGAAATGTACCTCACCGCTTACCACACCACCTCTTGTTTTATAGTTACAGATAATCTCAAAGGTAAACTTATCTTTACCAAGACGCTTCATGTCTTCTTTGAGTGGCTTACATGATCCTGCGTACACTCTCCAGTTAGATTCTCTGTCACGTTTTCTTTTCTTATAAGTATGGTAGAACTTCCTACCAATATATTTCCTGCCACTGACAGTGTTTGTTATAAGGTAAACAAAACCATAGTATGTATCAGGGTCTACCTCGCCAACCCAATGATGTTTCTTGGACACTTAGACAGAGACTTCCGGTACGTCAGGCTGCTTCGCTACCTGCGTAAGATACCGCCTACCCTGCGAATACTTGAACGCACGTAGACCTTGACCGCCATTAGCATCCGACCAACAGTCTCTCTTATGCTCGCAATAAACACAACCAACAGCAAGCTTACGGTTGCCAGACTTACCATCAGGTAAATCGGAATAGCACTTATCAGGTACGCTACTGTCAGCAACCACATTTTTAAGATGCTTAATTCTTTCTTTAGCATTGATCATATCCATACTGTGCAGTTGAGAAAGACATACCTCACCAGTAGACTTGTTGATGGCAAGGAAGGCCGCACGATCCAGACCATTAGCTGCTGCATAGGCAGAAACCTGTGCAACATAACCAAATGGATCGTCCTCTGTTAGTTTATTATATTTAAACTTATCAAACCCCATACCACTGGCAGACTTAACATCAACAAGCACACCATCAATAATAGAATCTTGATGCCCTACCACACCTTCAAGCGTAACCTCTTTCTGTTGATCTGTAACCTCATGTCCTGCTACTGTAGCACAGAGCAGCAGAAGCTCCTCAAGAATATATCCATATAGAAACTTAATTCTTGTAGATGGTGGCAGTGTCTCTGGTGTTAGCTTCTTGTTGACATCGTACCAAAGCTTTCTATCAGGCTTACCAATAGCAGACAGACGTAGGTTGCCACGATCTCTTGGTACTTCATAGAGAAAACTTTTCAGATGTACCTTCAGCATCTCTCCAAAGGTATCAATATGTTTGTCTACCTCTGCTTCATCCATATCAATAGGTGTTAGATTAAACAGATCATAGATATCTTCTACAAGAGTTTCTATTGTTTTCATTATATAAGAAGGGGAGTGCTGACCACTACTGCAACACTCCCCCATGCCTCCTTATGTTATATTAGAAAGGTACTGCTTCCGATACAGCTTCTTGTACATAGCCACCGTCAACAGGGGCGAAGTCTTCATTACCATCTTTATATTCAATGAAGTCCACAACCTGTACGGCTGCAAGGTCAGACGATACTCCTGACTTGCCAGCATAATTCCAATCATAAGGAATTGCTTTTACATTTACTACGCTACCATTAGCAATTTTCTTTCCATCCCACAGGTTATTCTGTGAGTCTTTGACGATGGGTGCCTGACGCTCAGTCCCATCCTTACGCATAACCTTACGCTTAATAGTAACAAAGTCACCACGTTCATCTCCCTTGTTAGCGATAGGAAGATTAGCAGCTTCAATGGTTGCACGGTTGTCATCGTTAACCTCAACCTGAATGCTCCACACCGGATCGAACTTAACGTTCGGCTCAGTGATAGAAGCATAGTGGCACTTACCAGAAATGTAAATCGGATCGTTCATAAATAGTCTCCTTTAAAACGCTGCGCTATTGCAGCCATGATGGGG